TCCATTACAGCTTGTGCACCTGATGGTACAATAGCATCATACAATGTCATTGTAATTGTACTCCATTCAGATTTACCTTTTACATATCGCTTAACATTAATATGATCTAATGCAACTTCACCATTTGCAATAGTTGGTTTTCCAGATGCCTTAACTAAATATGCAGGTAAATCGTCAAATACTAATAAAAAATGATGTTGGCGTTTTGGTTCCCAAGAATATGCTCTACTAAACATTTCCTGTTCAGTCTTGAATGCCAAAGCCGGATTGATACTATCTTGTAATGCCATTTTATTATCCTATTTTTTATTATAAATATCATTAACAGTAAAAAAGGTAGAATCGAAATCCTACCTTTTAAAAAATAAATTACTTTTTATGCCGGTCCTGATCCAAATGCGGCTCCAGTTGGTTGAATATTAAAGTCTAATACAATAAATTCAGCTGTTCTAGTTGGCTGTAAAAATATTTGACCGTACAATATATTTTGATCAACAAGATCCGGAGTGTTATTTGTCTGATCCATGATAACTCGGAATGCATATAAACCTTGATTAGCACGAACTTGTTCCATATATGGATTAACAATATTTAAAAATCTACTTCTAGTTACATCTGTATTTTGTTCAAATACTAAATAACGAGTTGAAGATGCAATAAATTTCTTAACCGCAATAAGTAATCGCCGTACATTTACTCGGTCTAAGGCGCTTGGTCGAGCCTGTAGTGTCTTTTGACCCCATACACATACTCCTTCATTTACAAAGAACGCAATAGGATTAATACGAGCTTGATACAATGTATCGCGGTCTGCTTGAGTAAGTCTAGGTTTAGTATCAGATGCAGTCAATATACCTCGGTTCAATCCTGCGGGTGCATACCATGGTGCACTATTTTTATCATTAAATGCTAATGCTCCAGGAACTTTTACTGATGGCGGAACAAAAATAGGTGCGCCATTACTTCCATTTGGTGTTTGTACCCATGGCCAATATGTTGCTGTATAATTACTATCCAATGTTGTTAATTGAGTAGCTACGGTTGCAATTGAATCTGAGATTACATTTGAATCCATTACATAGAATGTATCTTGACGCGCTTCAGCTAAATTTCTAGCCAATGATGTTACTGCAGGGTGAATGCTATGAATGATACCTGGAGTTAACAACATGTTCATGTCATAATAATCTGTATTCGATAACAATGTAAATGCTTTATTATAAGCAACAGTGCCCGTACTAGTTGTTGACGAACAATCAAACCCAAACGTATTAGTTGCAGAAATATTAGCTCCAGAATATTTTGGTAAATTAGGACGAGCGCCGTCAAATCCGCCTTGGAATGGAACAATAAATTTACGAGTACTAACAGCAACATTAGTTGTAAATGTCGATCCCGTTAATGCTGCTTGCAAAGAACCGCTATATGGAGCAATCGTAGGAAATCCAGCACTTGCATCTTGTGCAATGCTACCCATATCAAAATCAGAATTGCTACCAGTAGTTGAACCTGATGTCGGAACTGGAGCTAAATATGCTAAGTTTGGTGTTGTAGTAAAGTCAAATCCAAAATAATTGTTAGAACTATATCCTACTCCACTAATATCTTGCGATGTTTTATATGTTGCTGCAGATAAATTTAATGTACCAGATACCATCGGTATTGGTGAACTTAATGCACGGAATCCAAATGGAAACAATGTATTAGAAATTGCTTTATTTGCAACTGCATCTGTAACTTCTACTCGAATGTATCTTGATAAATTTGCATATTCTCCATTTATAACAATTTGATTTGAATCATTGATGGTTTGATATTGATTACCAATTTTTCTTGCTATATAATTTGGAGAAGATGGATTCAAATTGCAATTAACATATGTTTCAACTACGTCCGGTGCTGCATCTGTATCTTGCGATGCATACGGTGTATTTGGAATATTAGCTGTATTTACTTTTCGAACTACTACCGTAAATGTTGGATACCCATTTGGATCTGTTACTTCGGTTGAAGTTTGAATGTCTCGTATTCCCACTTTTACTTCTGAATTAACTGATGTACCATGAGACATTGTATGTAATTTAAATAAATTAGTTGCAATGCTACCAATTTTTTGCGACGTAATCCACGGTGTTGATGCAGTGTTATAATCTTGCAACATTTCATAATTTGAAAGTATTTGCAACGATACCGTTACTGCACCTAAACTATTAAATAATAAATTTGCGTTACGATTTTCATATATCACGTATACTGGATATGCTGTAGATTTTGGATTTGTTGTAAACACATTGCTAATGTAATTGTTTACATTTACTCCTGCCGTAAATATTGAAGCAGAAATTGCAGTTGCTTGTGATACATTAAATGAACCATTGAATCCAATAGCAGATGCATCAGTACCAGTTGCAACCGAAAACGATCCCGATACTGTAATTGCAAATGACCCACTTGTACCATTTTGTATTATGGAATTTTGAAATACATTGCTAGCGCCATTTGTAGTTACTGCTTGCACTGGATGTAATACGTGTGTTACAACATTAACAGAACCAGATGATGCAACTATTGCTAATGCTCCATTTGTTAATTTATATCCATTTTCATACAATAAACGTGTTACTGTAATTACATTCCCATTACGCAAATAATCTTGAACCACATATGGTACATAAGAATTTACATCATCAGTATACCCACCGAAGATATTTTCAAATTGTCCATATGAAGTTATTTGTGTAGGAATCAATGCAGGTCCTTTTACTGTTGGACCTACTATTGCCGCACCAATTTGTGCTACTCCGCCGGCTAAAAACGATTGATCTACTTCATTCGTAAATACGCCAGGCGAAACTATTCTTTCTGCCATTTTATTACTCCTATGATTTTAAAATAAATATGATATTATTGAGCCAAACCATCCGTTGGAGTAAATGTACCTTCAGAAATATTTATTTGTCCATCGCCATATCTTGTACGCATTTTTTGTAGCAATGCAGATTCTTGTTGTCGCAATGTTTCAAATTGTTGTAATTGATTTTGTTGTTCTTGTTCTAATTGTGCTTGTTGTTGCATAACAACATGTAATTCGATAGCAATATTTCCTAATGCACTAGAATTTTTTACAAACGCTTCTCGCAATGCTTGAATTTCATCTAAATGCTCTTTATCTAGTTTTCGAGTCATGGTAACCTTTTCTTGATATTATAATAAAATTATTACAATTATCCAAGCATTTCAGTTTTAGACATATCAAGTGAAATTGCATCTACGGAAAGTACGTCTCCTACGATATCAAAATCTTCTCGTTTAGTAAGTGAAGTACCTCCGGGTACATTGGATAAATCAATGTTTAATCCATAACATGCAGCATCAACATACACGTTAATGATTAAATCAAATCCATCAACCGTGTCAATGGCAGTTATTCGTTTACCGAATATAAATTGTTTTAGTGTTAGTTTCATGGGGTTTTATGTTATTAAGTTTATAATTGAAGCTACCTGGGAATTAAATCCTGTACCTGTTGCATTAAATGTATTGGATCCTTGATTGAATGTACTATCATATGCTGCCAATTGATTCATTTTTACAATATTTCCAATTATATTGTTATTATATAATAAAAATTGATTTCCAACATATATGTTATTGTTTTTATCCGTACTCAATGCTTGGACATATCCTGGGGCATTTGGGTTTTGTGCTGAAAATCCAGTAGTTGGTGCAAATGTTGTATCTTTTGTTCCATTAGGATTTAATCTTATAATGCGTGGAGATGCAGATCCTGAAAAAGTAGTAAATGATCCGTATGCTATAATAGAATCATCTGCTAAAACTTTCAATGCTACGACACCATTTGCACCGAATCCTGTTCCAATGTTAAATGTAGTGTCCTTGGTGCCGTCAGTGTTTATTCGAACTATGTAGTTATTCGTTGAGCCCGAGTATATGCTGAAATTTCCGCCAACAATAATTTTTCCTGTGGATTGTATTCCAATTGCAAATACGGAGGTAGTGTTAAAGCCGCCTCCCATATTAAATGTAGTGTCCTTAGTTCCATCAGTGTTTATTCTAACAATGCCGGCGTTTGAACTACCTGAATATGCTGTAGTTGCTCCGATTGCTATGATTTTTCCATCGGATTGAAGAGCTAATTGATTAATAGCCCCAGTACTTCCTACTCCTACATTAAATGTAGTGTCTTTAGTTCCGTTAGTATTGATGCGCACAATACCACTATTTGTTGAGCCCGAATATGATGTAAATGTACCTGCAGCAATAATTTTTCCATCAGGTTGAACTTTCATATCATATGCAACCCCATTAAGTCCCGTACCGGAGATAAATGTAGCATCTCGAGTCCCATTGGTGTTTATTCTAGCAATTCGCGTAGAGGCAGAGCCGCTATATGTTGTGAATGAAGCACCCGACACAAGAATTTTTCCATCAGATTGTGTTACCATGGAAGTAACAATATTGTTAAATCCAACTCCCATGTTAAATGTAGTATCTACGGATCCGGTATTGTCTAATTTTACAATATAGTTAATAGGGGAAGCTTGATATGCCGTAAAATCTCCACCTACATACAGATTGCTACCACTTACAAATACGAATCTCACGTTGCTGTTAAATCCTCTAGAGGTTTGATTATTAAATGCAACGCTTCCCGTAAAAAAGGTATTGTCTAT